GATAACCTGTACCTTCAGAACAATACCCGCATGGGTGCTGTTGAAGGTCAGGTCAACCTCGATGACCTCTTAAGCGTTACACCTGGAGGTGTGGTGAGGATGAAGAATCCTGCTGCACTGGTTCCGATTACGACACCTCCTGTCGGTCAGCAAGCCTTCCCTCTTTTAGAGTACCTCGATCAAGTACAGGCTAAACGCACAGGCGTTACAGAAGCCTCTCAGGGTCTTGACCCTAACATCCTTCAAAACGTGACTGCTGCGGCCATAGCGGCCCTTACGCAAGCCTCACAAGGCAAGATAGAACTCATCGCTAGGATCTTTGCAGAAACAGGCGTAAAAGACTTATTCAAAGGACTCTTACACCTCTTATGCAAGTACCAGGACAAAGCAGTTTTGATTCGGATGCGTGGGCAGTACGTTCAGTACGACCCAAGAGAGTGGTCGAACCAGTACGATGTGTCAGTGAATGTCGGACTTGGTACGGGGAGCATGGAGCAAAAGATGGCCATGCTCTCAATGGTTCTGTCCAAGCAAGAGCAGATCATTCAAGCGTACGGCCCGAACAATCCTTTAGTGAGTGTCTCGCAGTACAGATCAGTATTAGGAAAGTTGATTGAGGCGGCAGGGTTCCCAGATTCAGCAGAGTTCTTCAAGCCTGTAGGCCCAGAAGTTGATGCTGCACTTGCACAACCTCAACAACAACAAGGCCCAGACCCTGCTATTCAAATGATGATGGCTCAAGCCCAAGCAGACATCGAGATCAAGCGTCAGAAAGCTATGGCCGATATTCAGCTTGCAAGAGAGAAGGCTTTGGCTGAGTTAGAACTCAAGCGTATGGAGTTCGAGGCAGAAGCTCAAATGAAGGCAATGAAGGTTGGCGCGGGTATTACTGGCAACGTCGAGATACCAGGGTAAATCATGGCTACATACAACGGATATACAACGGATCAGCTTAGGGCGTTTGTCGATCAGTACTTCTCAAACCCTAACAGCGCGGATGTTCAGTATCTTCTCAATCAAGGTCTAATCTCCAACACAAACCCAGACACCCTTTTGTACTTTGGCCTAACAAACATGTTAGGTTTTAGTCCTGATGTGGCTAGGTCTGCCGTGTCGGATGTCTTCTCTGCTTCCTCTACGCCGGAACCAGGAACGCCAGAACCTCCTTACGAACCTCCTCCTCCGGTTTATGAGCCGCCTCCTGTATATGAACCCCCTCCGGTAGTCGCTCCTCCGGTTTACGAACCTCCGGTTGTAACTCAACCTCCCGTAGTTGAGCCTCCTGTAACGACCCCAACGGTGCAAGAGGTGATTAACACCATCACGCAACCAGTGAGTACGCCTACACCGACTTTAGAGCCCTGGCAGAAGCTAGATGCTTCTGGAAACATTGTTGCTAAAACAATGGCTGACTACACGCTAGCGGAGATGGTTCCTTACGCACAGAACATCATCGCCCAGCAACAGGCATCAGGGACTTACGTTACGCCTGCTCAGTTCCAGACGTTCGCAGCAGAACAGGGTGTTCCTGCAAGCCAGATTCCTGCGTTGATTGCCTCTCTTACGTTTCCCACTGCTCCGGTGACGACACCGCCAGCAACCACGCCTACAACTACACCTACAACAACCACAGGCCCGAAACCATTGTCTGCGTACACGAGCGCGGAGATGATTCCGTATATACAGAATCTTTTTCGAGATAACCCGTCTGCTACCGCGCAGATGGTCAGGCAGTACGCGATGTCGCAGAATGTGCCTGCTAGCGTGATTGATGCGGCATTAGGTGGTGTTCAGGTTCCGACTGCTAACTTCTCGCAGTTCACCGTAGGTGGCGGGAACACTCGTCTTGCAACACCGACTACTGACTTCTTTTACGGTGCTGGCCCAACACAGCAAGCACCCTATATGTTCAAGTCAGGGGCAGCGGGATATACACGTTTGCTACCTCAGTCTTTAGAGTTTGGCGTTCCTGCTGCTACTGGAACCAAGCCATTATTCCAGCCTGGGATATTTGACAAGACTGCGCTACAGAAGGCTTACGAAGGTCAAACTGGTCAGACTTACGGTGGAGAAGTTCTTCCTGGCGATGATATTCGTCAGGCAAGCTACATGGGCGGGAAGATCACGCCAGACAAGATTGCTTATGAGAAAGGCGGGAAAGTCAAAGGTCTGCTTGGGCCAAAGCCTGACAGCCCTGACGATGGTTACGCAAGCCTGCAAGTAGGTGAGTACGTTATCCGTAAGAAGGCTGTCAACAAGTACGGAGAGGACTTTCTAGAGGCTCTTAACGAGTCACGAATCCCCAAAAAGAAGGCTAAAGGACTTTTATGACCCAACGATGGGAACGAGCAAAGGCTTTACTTGGCGACGAGTTTCTAAACGAAATCTTTGCTGAGTTGGAAAAAGACAACATCGAGCGTATTATCAATAGTCATCAGGACGACATTGAGCTTCGTGAGGATTGTTACCTCATGATCAGCGCAGTGCGTCAGGTGAAAGCGCGTCTTGAGTCCGTTGCCGCCGAAGGCGAGATGAACAAGAGACGATTCAAACTTTTTAAGTAGAGGTTAGTTTATGGAAAGCAGCAACCCGACAGGGACTAGCTTGACAGTGGGACAGGCAGCGGATGCCTTCTTGGGTTTAATGGGTGGTGGCGAACCTCCTCCGGAGCAAGTTCAAGACCAGTCAGAAGAACAAGAAGTTGTTGCCAGTGAATCCGAGGAAGCAGCAGAGGAGACTCAAGAGGAGGAACAGCGTTTTGTCGTGAAAGCGGCGGGAGAAGAACGCGAGGTGACCCTCCAAGAGTTGATCGAAGGCTACCAAAAAGGAACGGATTACCATAAGAAAACTAACGCGCTTGCAGAACAGCGTAAAGCAGTAGAGGCAGAGAAAGCTGCTGTCGAGCAAGCAAAACAGGCGCGAGATGCCTACGCCCAACGTTTGCAGGTGATGGATCAATTCCTAAGCCAGCAGATGCAAGGTGAGGATATTGAGAGTTTGAAAGAGACCGACCCGATAGCTTATGCGGTGAAGGTCGCGGAAATGACTCGCCAAGAGAAGCAACTCCAGCAGTTGAGAGCCGAGCAGCAACGCATTGCCAGAGAGCAACAAGCCGAGCAAGAGGTTCACATGGAGAGGCGTATCGCGGAGGAGGCGCAGAAGGTTGCTGTTGCAATCCCAGACTACGCCGATCCGAACAAGGGCGAAAAAGTCCGAAGTGATTTGAGAGCGTTTGCAAAGAGCATAGGATATTCGGATGCGGAACTTGCAAGTGCCACTGACTCTCGTGCCGTGGTGACGTTATGGATGGCCGCGCAGTATCAGAAGTTGCAGCAGAGTAAGCCTGGGGTAACCAAAAAGGTGACAGAGGCTCCGAAGTTGTTAAAGCCTGGGACTGCCACAGGTAAGACCATCCAGTCAGAAGCAGCAAAACAGGACTTTGCGCGTCTTAAAAAGACAGGTTCTAGACAAGACGCAGCAAGGGTTTTTGAACGATTCTTGTAATTTGGAGTAATCATGGCCGTTCCTTCAGGCACTTTTCAGACCTTCACCGCTATCGGTCAGCGTGAAGATCTAACGGATGTTATCTACAACATCAGCCCGACCGAGACCCCTATCCTTTCGTCGCTTGCTCGCACGAAAGCAACTGCTGTCTATCACGAGTGGCAGACGGATACCCTGGCAGCAGCAACCACCAACAACGCGCAAGTTGAAGGTGACGACGCTACAGCGGCAACCATCAGCCCAACGACCCGCCTTGGTAACTACACACAGATCGTTGCTAAGACGATCCAAGTGTCGGGCACGATGATGGCCGTTGACCTTGCAGGTCGTCGCGCTGAGAAGGCTTATCAGCTTTCCAAAGCTTCGCAGGAACTCAAGCGAGATCAGGAAACGATCATTGCTGCTAACCAAGGACGTAGCGCAGGCAACTCGTCCACGGCTCGCAAGATGGGTTCGTTGTTGTCTTGGCTCAAGACCAACTCGAACTACAACACCACTGACGGTGCTAACCCCACCACCATCGGTGTTTCGACTCGCTCGGATGGCACGACTCGCACCTTCACCGAGACGATCCTTAAGGATGGCGTTCAGCAGGTTTACACCTCTGGCGGCAGCCCTAAGATCCTCGTGGTTGGCCCTGCACTCAAGCAGACCGTTTCGGCCTTTGCTGGTATCGCAGCACAGCGTTATATGGCTCCTTCTGACGCACCGACGACCATCATTGGCGCGGCTGATGTCTATTTAAGTGACTTCGGCTCAATTTCGGTCATTCCTGATAGATTCGTTCGTAGCCGTGATGCGTTTATCCTTGATCCGGAATATGCAGCGATTGGTTATCTGCGTCCCTTCCAGACCAACGAGCTTGCCAAAACTGGCGACTCTGAGAAAACTCAGATCCTTGCTGAGTTCACGATGGAGATGCGTAACGAGGCTGCCCACGGTATCTTGGCTGACCTCAAGACAGCGTAACAAAAACTGTGGTAAAAAAGAGGGAGGCGTAACAACCTCCCTTTTTTTATGCTCAAAACTAAATTTCACGTTGCAGACGATAAGTATGTCTTTGAGAGGACTCAGGACATCACGGATATTGTCGAGCAGAACAAGGCACTCTATAACGCAACGGATGAGCGTGAGCGTTGGGGTGAGTGGACACGTTACGCTCAATTACCTTTCGCGGTGGTTGACGATCTAAACAGGCAAGGGATCATGCGAGGCTTTGCCGTCGTAGACGAGAAGAAATTCAGGGCGTGGATGAACGACCCAGAAAACAGACACTTTAGAACTCGACCAGGGAAAGTATGAAGATAGCCTTTTGTGTTCCATGTCGGGACACGATGATGACGGGGACAGCCTTCGATATGGCTCGACTGGCTGCGTATGACGGGGCCAATAGATGTGCGCTAACAGGAGGTTCTTTCCTCTTGTATACCGCGCCAGGAACACTCATATTCAGTCAAAGAGAGTCTCTAGCTAAGGAAGCCTTAGCAGATGGTGCTGAGTACATCCTGTGGGTGGACTCGGATATGAGGTTCCCCAAGAACACGTTAGAGAGACTGTTAGCCCACGGCGAAAAGATTGTCGGGGTTAATGCAGTCACGAGACGTAAACCAGTTCTACCGACAGCAATCAACTTCCACCAAGACAAAGAGATCTTTGAGAAGATCGAGAGTCGAGGAAAGAAGGGTATCGAGGAGGTGACTGCTGTAGGCTTTGGGGTTGTCTTGACCCACAAGTCTGTGTTTGAGGCTATGCCGCAACCGTGGTTTGATGTAGTATGGGGGGCGGGTGGTCTAATTGGCGAGGATGTGCATTTTTGCGTGAAAGCCCTAGACCACGGGATAAAGACTTTCGTGGATCACGAATTGAGCCTCGAAATAGGACACATCGGGACGCACGAATACCGATGGAGCGATGTCGAATATGGCCCTAAACAGTTACGGCAATCTACAGACAACGATAGCTAATTATCTCTCACGAGATGATCTTACTTCCGCGATCCCTGACTTCATCCAACTCGCAGAGATTCGACTCCGTAGAGATCT